ATTTTCCACAATAGGTGGCAACTAGGTATGAAGCTGAAGCACTACAAGGTGCTACACTCCAGTTTCGCATACTCTCACATTGAGGAGTGTATGCTGTACTACGACCGTCGATCTAAGTCGAATGTCGTACCGCCGAGCCTTGAACCTTACGTTCAAGGTACGCACAACTTGTATCTGAAGCAGATACCAAGTTGTTTAACGCTTCGGAAGGCCGGTTCCCGGCTCTCCAAAGAAGTAGAGCCCTTCCTCCTAGAGGATGGGTTCTTTAATCTTTCCCTCGATTCCGCGGGATTAGATTCTACTCCTATAGAGGATGCCCTCTATAAGGATGATCAAGATCATGAGGAATCTCATGACGATGATGACGTGCCCGTGTATCAGTCAACTGATTCACGCGCTATCTACGAAGACCCCTTTAGGGTCCTCGCAGGTTATGCTTTCGCCTCACAGTACTGTGAGGGGAAGCCAAAAGTTAACGTCTGGCCGGGGGGTACCCACCGGCTACAAGACAAGATCACTCCTGCTTTATGCAATAGTGATCGTAAGAACGTGACTTGGTTCACCAAGATCACGTCTCATGAAGAGAAGATGTATCTCCTCTTCAATCACACCCACTGGGGCCATAGGCTCCAGTCGGCTCGCCATGCGGCGAAAGGCGTAGACCCCCTTCGGGGTAACTTCGCCAATACACTCTTTAGGAGAATCTCATTCTTCCTAAGAGGACGACACGACCCCATCTGGACAGATGAGGAAGTCAGCGCAATGGCAGACTACTCTGAATTGCGTAATAAAACCTACAGGGCACAAAGGTTCCTTGAGGTTCTTAAAACCGTGGATGGACTTTTCCTCCAACGGTTTCTCTCCTACCCAGAAGAAATCTGGACGTGGGAGAAATTCGATTTGTTTGTCTTACAAGCAATATCGATCTTACTCACCGACGAATTTATCGACGGTGAGGTAACTGACTTCTCGCTTGACGAGCAAGTCACGCACTACGAGGAACTGAAAAGATCTCGTAAGTGGTTCAAAAAGGTAATACACCTGGATGAACCGGTATCAGGATTAGATACCATAAATGACGTACCCCG